GCTGAATAAACTCAACAACTTCAAGCGCCCGGTCCTTGTCAATCACTTTGCATCACGCCTTGCCATAAACGCCGCCATGCCAGTTTTGGCTTCCTTTTTCTCTGGCGTTTTGGGAATAGCCCTCATGCGCCCGGTCGGATTTAAGAAAAGCCTGTCCTCATACTTCAGGAGCATGGTCTTGTTTTTTTCTTGAGCGGCAAGGGCTTTGTTGATAAGGTCGTAAACCCGCAAACGATCCTCAAATCTTTCTGTTTTGTCAAGCTCGGTATATAGTCTGTTTACCACTTCTTGCAGCTGATATGTATTCGCCACTTCCAAACAGTAGCGGTTGATAACCTGTTGATCTAAAGCATCCACATAGGTGATTTTATCGTACAGCCGACGCAAGCGGATAAATTCAGCATGGGCTATTTTGTTGCTCTTGACCTGCGGCGACTCTTGAAAAAACTCGCCGGTGTATAAAGCTTGTTCGTTTTTCTTTCTGTGGTCGATCTCGGCTTTTGTTCTGTGCGATTTGCCTTCGAGCAATATTAGCTCTGTCGGTTTTGACGGTCTGCCGCCCATGTGATCACCTCCTGCGGTTCATTTTGGGAAAAAATCCTACGCTGAGGTTCAGCATCCGGTTAAATGTGAAGGGATGTAAGGATTTACCATGCCCCCCGGGTCCTTCTTTCTTCCATGCAACACCTCATGGCAATCCCGGCATAAGCTCATCATGTTACTCTCATCCAATCTTGCCCCGCCTTTGTCAATTGGTCTAATGTGATGCACAACCTCAGCAGGCTTGATCGATCCTTTGCCTTCGCACATCTCACAGAGAGGGTGCGCGCCGAGATACATCTTACGTGCCTTTGCCCATGTGCCGTCATACCCTCGCTCTGATGCCGGTGCCCTGTCTTTGTTCCAGCTTGCCCTTCGTTTTTCCGCTGCCTCGCCTGCGTGCTCCGTGCAGTACCCATCATGGGTCAGGTTTTTGCATCCGTGATGCAGACAAAAGCGTAATGATTTACTTGGCATGATGTCTCCCGTAAGCCCGGCGCTCGGGGACATAGGACGGAAAGGATCGCCCTGTATTAAGTTGCTCCCGATATTAACGCCGGTGTCCTAGTAAGCTATTTTTGATATCGCTCCGCCCCCGCCCCGGCGCTCCATGCGATATACAGTCCACCCATAGCAAAGACGCCGCCGATGATCGGTAGCGCCTTATGCCATGGTACAAGCATAGCACCTTTTTTTGGCTCTAGGGTGCAATCTTTTAAGCTAAGTAGGGATCATCATTGCATTGCCTGCAGCTTCAACATAATCATCATAAACCGCCCAAGCAGTTCCTCTGTGCGCCTTTCGTCGGGGTTTTCTTTTTCAAGATGCTCAATTATTTCACTTAGCGCGTCAGCCGCTGACTGTAATACGTCCCGCAGTTGCTTGTATTGTTCGAGTTCGTTCATTTGTCCAGCCTCCTTTCTTTTAATCCATTAGCCCGTAATTTTTTGCCACCATCCGTATAAACTGGCCGTGATAGTCCTTTGCTGTGCGCTCACTGACCGGGATCGTTAAGGCCGCACCTGCTATTGTATGAGTTTGTTTCCACAGCACTAAGCGGATTATCTCAAGGCGGGCTTGTCCGTTGCAGTAACGCTCGGTCGCCTCGATGGCTTGCCTGACAGCGTCATATTCCCGCTGTACTGACGGGGAGAACGTGGGGCGCAGTGCTGCGCTCTCCGTTGTCCTTGATACTCCACCAACCGACGGCGTGCTGTATCCTGTCAGTTTTTTGTAGTACGCCGGAGAGGTGATGGACACGCCTTGAACATCGTTTAAGTACTGATTGCGTTCTGGATAAAGGCGGATAAATTTCTTGACGTATTCCCACCATATGTACCGCGGTTTGCTCACTCGCACCACTCCTTAACCGTCTGATATGCAGATTGCGCGTCCTGTCCGGTATATAACTGACAAAGACGCATTGCCTCAAGCAAGTCGCCGTTGCGATATGCCCGGATCACCCCGCTCCGTGCGAGGGCTTCGTTGTGGGCGATGATTTCGGCGGCGGTCATGGGGTTACCTCCTTCGGCGGGTAGTCGTAGAAATCGTAATAGCCGAAAGTCCACTCTCGCATGGTTGACAATCTACAGATATCCAAAAACTGAATTTCTTGTCCTGGGGGGCATTCCACGAGAAACCACCCGCGACGTTCAGGGCATTTCTTAGGCACGACAAATACCGGCATCCCGTCTCTCTCCCGCAATTCCGCCAGTGTCAGGGGAACCGGATTATCGCGGGCTTGTGCGGCACGGAGAGCTTCAAAAATAGTCTGGATTGTCGCATGCTCAAGGACAACAAACCCTTCATCGTCGTCAACGTACTCTCGCATTACGGATATCGCCTCGTCATACTTGCTCATTTCGTCGCCTCCAATGCCTTTTCCAGCTGCCGCTTCAGTGCGGCGTTTTCGGCGTGCAGGCGCTGGATCTCCTTCCGCTGGTTTGCGATTCGCTCTCCCAGATTCGGCGCTGTCGATCGGATGGGCCGGTGGTCCGGCCACTCCTCACAGCTCGCCATATAATCTGCTTCGCTGATGTTGTCATCAAAGACTATCATTTTGCATCCTCGCTTTCCCTGTAATCGGGGTTCGCCACATACCGCCGTTCGCCCTCAAACCAAAATTCCTCGGTGTAAATATTATGCTGACAGCCAACGCACTTGTGGTCGTCCCGGTCTCCGTACATTTCGCGGCAGCCGTAGCAGATTTTTTCGGTGGTCTGTTTGGTCATTGGTCTTCTCCCGTCCAACCTCGCACTCATACCCATACACTCCCGTCCTCCTGCACACCGCGCACGTCCCGGACATCAGACGCTCCGGCACAACTCGCCGGGCGAAATTGGCGTCGGCGGCGTCGAGGGTGCATTCAAGGCAAATAAACTTGGTTTTGGTCATCGGTCTTCTCTCATTTTCTCAATTCTCGCTTTAAGCGCCTGCATAAGCGCTTCCTGCGTATCGCCTTTACTGTTTAGGGCCTCCATGACATCCTCGTCTACCCCGCCTAGCACAACCAAGTGATGGATGATCACCGGACGCTGTTGGCCCTGCCGATGCAGCCTCTTGTTTCCCTGCTGATACAGCTCTAAGGACCAGTTAAGCCCAAACCAGATCACATGATGCCCGCCGTCCTGCAGGTTCAGCCCGTACGCGCAGCTGGCCGGATGCGCAAGCAGGATGTCTATTTCACCGGCATTCCAATCAGTATCATCCTGCGGTCCTGTGTACGTCCGGATCCGAAGCCCGCTTCCGTGAAGGGCTTTTAGTATCCGGTCCTTGTCATGCTGGAAGTTATAGAACACAAGCGCATGCGCCCCATTCAACTGCTCCACCGTTTCCATGAAAGCCTCGATCTTACATTTGTGGATCTCGACTGCTTGCTTGTCCTGGTCATATACCGCACCATTGCACAGCTGTAGAAGCTTATTCGTCAAGACTGCCGCTGTTCCAGCTGTGATTGTGTCTTCGTCTACCTGCAGCAGCATTTCTCGTTCAAGCCTTGCGTACGCTTTCAAGGCAGGTGGATCCAGCACAACAGGAATCTCTTCCATAATGCAATCCGGCAATTCCAGATAGTCCTCAGCCTTCATGCTGACGCATATATCACTGATCGCCTGACGGATCACATCATCGGATCCGTCTTTCGGGGCATAGGAAAATATCGTTGTCCTGTTCCGCTTGTCCGGCTCGAAGAAGTGTTCCCGATACTGCCCTATCGTTTTCCCTAAACGTTGGCCGCTGTCAAGCAAATAGATCTGCGCCCACAGATCGATCAACCCGTTCGGGGCCGGTGTGCCGGTCAGCAGGACGATCCGGCGGATCCGGGACCGTACAAGCTTCAGGGCTTTAAATCTCTTGGCCTGATGGTTCTTGAAGCTCGATGATTCATCCAGAATCACCATATCGAATGGCCACGCGTTTTTGTAGTATTCGACCAGCCACACGACGTTCTCACGGTTGATCACATAGATGTCTGCCGGAGTGTTCAGCATTCGGATCCGCCTCGGTTCGCTTCCTAACACTGTAACAATTTTCAAGTGCTTCAGGTGATCCCACTTTCCGGCCTCTTTGCTCCAGGTCGCCTCTGCAACCTTCTTCGGTGCGACAACCAGCACCCGCGCGATGGCCCACCGATTATACCGAAGATCGTTTATAGCCGTGAGAGTGATCACTGTCTTACCAAGGCCCATGTCTAATAGGAGGCCCAAGGCCGGGTCACTTATTAGTCGTTGGACGCAGTACATCTGGTAGTTGTGTGGTACAAAGCTGGCCACCTTCGAAAACCTCCCTTACAAAAGTTTTTACCTCGTCAATGCCTTTCAGCACTCGGACGTCAGCTCCCCGTTTTCGCATTTCCGATATTTGCCATGCTTGCAAGCTTTGCAACCGGCCGACCTCGTTTTTCAGCTCTATGTAAATCGTTCGGCCCTCGGGTGTTATGACGATTCTATCCGGCACTCCGGGATTTGACGGGGAAACAAATTTATAACACAGCCCTCCGTGCTCCCGGACAGCTTTCACCAGTTTCGATTCGATTTGTGATTCTTTCATATTCCGGCCCTCGGCAGTCTCCAATATTGGACCCCGTTTATGTCTTCCGAGATTATTCCTAGCTTTTTTCTCGCCGCTTTTAAATCATTGCGATGGAGCCCGTATTGTTTACCGACCTGCATAATTATGCTCGTGTTTAACCCGTCTTAAAAAAGCGGATCCGAAAGCGTTTTTTGTAAATACGCTTTTGCATATTCAACACTTGATGTGTGCTGTATAAACGTGTTATCCTGCGACATTCCTGATCAACCTCCTGTAACAATGCAACCTTTTTTTCCTATATGTATATATAATCAGGCGATTTAGAGAGATTAGAGGGGTATATAATTCTCTAATCCCCTATTTTTAGGTTTATATATAAAAGATTGTTACATTGTTACACATAGTGAATTTATATAGATATTTAGCGACTTTTTAGTGTAACAAACTGTGTAACAAAGGGCATTTTACTTTTGTGACATTGTTTCGTTTTTTGTAACAATCTTTTTTGTAACAATCCCGCATTTTAGCTTTGTTACACTAGTTTGTTACACTTTTTTGAATCCTCTCTGGACTTTGCAATACCCGAATCTTGATGTTTTGTTCATTCGTTTCCACCCGTGCGCAGCCTCGATCACAGCATTAATTTCGGCGGCATCCGTATTTTTTATAAACCGTTGATCCTGATGCAGTGCCTCACACCAAACTTCCAGTGCGCACACCTGGTCTCTTTCGACCGTCTCAACCTCTCCAGACGCCAACCCTGACCAAAAAGCTTGACGCCTCGGCAGATCCCACCTGGTCCAGTCTGCCGGTACACGCTGCTCCAAGAAATCAAGGATAATACCTTCGTGCGGTGAACGCTCCCGATGTTCTTCCTGCTCTGCCTTTGCAAACGCTTCAACCTCACCGCTCAGATACAATGGCTCGCCTAGCCGCCACCGGATCACCGCCTCGGCCCACAGCTGATCAAGCTCAGAATCCAACCCGTTAAACACGTCCTTTTTAACAGGCTGCAGGCCCACGTCTAAGGGCCAGAAGCGGCGGTTCCCGGTCTTGTCCTGCAGGTACTCCCGGTTATTGGTGCTCCCAAAGAAAACGCAACAGCGGGGCATCTCTTTGACGTGACGGCCATACGCCGCACGAAACCTATCAGCTCTCAAACTTAGGAACTGCTTGATCCGGCTGACATCCGTGCGCCTGAACGCGTCCAGCTCCGATACCTCCACCAGCCACACGCCCTGTAATAGTTCTGATGCCTCTTTACCTTCGAACGTCCGGATGCTGTCGTTAAACCAGCCTTTAGACATCTTCTGTAGAAGCGTGCTTTTACCGATGCCCTGGGGGCCTGATAGTATCGTCATGCTGTCGAATTTTATGCCCGGCGTCATCGCCCTGGCAACGGCAGCGGTAAAAGCCTTGCGAGTGACAGCGCGGGTGTAAATGTTATCTTCCGCGCCCAGGTAGTCTATGACTAAAGTATCCAGCCGCGGCACACCATCCCATTGAAGCCCGGATATATATTGCTTGACTTCGTTGAAGGAATGCTTTGAGCTGTGGAGGGACAGCGCTCCGTCAATCTTAGCGTTGCCTGTGATCTGGTATGCTTTTTCAAGGTACCAGTACAGACCTTGGTTATCATTGTCCTCCCAGTAGCGGCGCTCTGCGTGCTTCGACCAGGGCAGCTGCCCGATCACCTCCCCGCGTCCTGCAAACTCATTCAGCGCGAATTTACCCTTGAGCAAATGATCGTTTTCGAGGATGGTCCACACATTATCCATCGTCTTCGCGGGAAGCCCTGTTTGTGGGTTACTTTTAAGTTTCGCCATCCAGTTAGCCGGGGCATCGGTGTTGTCAGCCGTCACCCCGTCAAAATCCTGCACGGCGGCATCGTAACGCTCCTGAGACATCAACGCTGCTACGTCTGGATCAGCTACCGCCAGCGCGCGCATCGCTTCATACGACGGCATTCGGTTCGTGGGCGTGCCATCCTTCGCATCGTCGTCCAGATCCGCGAACTTGTGCAGCCTGACAAGGTCGAAAGCGTTAACGAGCTTCCCGCTGCAAGGATCCGTAGCGTGATGGCTGTAAAGGAAAAGTCCGTTATCGTACACTACTGCGCCTCCGGTAGTGCTACCGCCTGTAAATGTGTATCGATTCTCCATATTGTCGACGGGGTCATACACACCGGGTAACAGATCATCCATAGCGCGGTAAATGTCATATGTACGGCAGAAGGCACCGACCACACCGGGCTTGGTAAGCGGATCTCCCTGCTTCGCGGCGAGCCGCTGCGGGGCCTGCTGCGTTCCCGGCACCTGTGGCCACTCGGTTACGTCGCGCCAGTCTGCGTACGTAGCCAGAAGGCCGTCAGCGGACAGCAGGGGCTTGTCGGCGAAGGTGTACACGTACTGACTGTCAGCACAGCAGGAAGGCCAGTACATCAGGCGATGAACCTCGAAGGTCGTCGGATCCGCGAGCTCTATGCCGATGTAGGCCGCCATGCGCCGGGTGCAGGGCTCATACTCATCAGCTGTGATCGTACGGTCCACCGGCAGAAGAATGCGGAGCCGGGGAGCGCCCGGTGAGTGCTTACGGGTGGAGTACACACAGTACCCACATCCGAGACCGTCTACGCGGCGCAGTACGTCGTCCGTGTCTCCCGCCGGTATGTTGTCGAGGTCCAGCGTCAAAACGTCCCTGCCGACTACAGCGCCCACCTTGCGGCGGGGCCCGGACAGGGCACCCGCCACATAGCCACCGACGTCTTTCAGTTCGTCCTGCTGGGGCTTCTTCATCGCCAGATATTCGGCCATCGTTTCCGTGCCGCGGGCGGGCGTCTTCAGGCGCTCATACAGCTCAGAGAGTAAAAGCGTCTGCCGCTGCCAGGATACAGATCGGCGGCTGGATCCGGCCGATATTGTTATTTGTCTGTCATTTATAAGCATGGAGTGATTACTCCTTCAAAGCTGTTTAATTACCGGTTTCAATCTTAAATTTTGTTCCACATCGCGGGCATTTCCAGTGCTCCGTCCAGTATTCAGCGCTTTCGTACCCGCGATGGAAGTCGCTTGTACCTAAGAAAGACTTATCGTAGAAGTCTGCCCGGGCCGTATCCCAGTTGCATGTCGGGCATTTGGTATAATCAGGTGATTCACTCCAGGGAAGGTCTTTATTATGGTACAGATACCACAAACGGAGTTTCGTATATATTCGCCAAAATAACTTGCGCAAAGTATCACTCCTTCTTATAAAACATCCCGGTCCACCCCTCTGCCCCAAGCGGTAGATCCGGCGCCCAGCTCACAGGTTCGGCCATGATCCGACACACCTTTTCAAGTCCGTGATTCTCAGCTATGCTGAGCTTATGAAAATAGTCGATTACGACTTCGTCGTGTACATGGAAAGCTACCGGGAAACCCGCGAGTTCGACGCGCTCAATCGCTTCGGCCAGGCAGTCACGGGCAATGGCCTGTACACAGTTTTCCACGAGCTTCCCGCCATAGGATTCAAGCTGCGTCCACTTCTTTGTCGTCTGGTCCATGCCGTAGTATCCAAGGCTGGGACGGTTCCAACGATTTGTCGTTAAGTACGGGGACACGTAGTACAGCTTCCGGCCCGAGGGCAGCAGGATCGTCATGAAGTCAAGTCCGTTCTCTGAATCGTATTCCCGGGCGATCATCAGGCCGTTAACGCCGCACGGTCTCCCGCTTTCGATCACGGATATCGCGGCATTTTCGACCGCATACCAAAGGTCCTTTATGCGGGGGTTCGCCGCCCTCCACCGGCTGACGATGTCCGGAAGTTCTTCCTCGGTCAAGCCCATCCGGAGAGCGCCCATCTGGATTAAAGCGCCGGTGCTTCCTTGGTACCCGAGAGCCAGCGTTGCGACTTTTCCCTTCTGCCTGAGTTCGTACTCGGGCTTACCTTTTTTAATGAGATCGATCGGTACACCGAACATCTGGGATGCGCAGGCTTCGTATATCTTTCCGTGTGTCCTGAACACATCGAGTACCCATTCTTCCCGCGCCAGCCAGGCTATCACGCGGGCTTCGATAGCTGAGAAGTCCGCGTCGATCAGAGACCGGCCCTCACCGGGTACAAACGCCGTGCGAATGAGCTGAGACAGGGTATCCGGCACGGATCCGAATATTACATGGAGATGGTCGCGCTTCTTATTCTTCACGAGGTCCCGCGCCAGCTCAAGTGCAGGTAAATGCGTCTGTGGGAGGTTCTGGACTTGTACGATTCGTCCGGCCCAGCGCCCTGTACGATTCGCACCGTAGAACTGGAGCATGCCACGTACGCGTCCATCGTCGCAGAGCGCTGTTTCCATAGCGTTATACTTTTTGGTGGATGTCTTGCCGAGCTCTTGGCGGATCTCCAACATGCGCCGGGCGTCTTCACTTTCGATGTCCTTGCCGAGTAGATCCTTCACCGTCTGCTTATTTAGATCTGTCAGTTCTTCGTCCAGTTCGTCCTCCAGCCACCCAGAAAGCTGCTTGATGCTGTTTGGGTTATCGAGGCCGGATAGTTGGACAGCTTCGGTCATGAGCTCCTGCCGCACCGTTTCAGCACACCACAGCGCGCCGTTCAGCATGTCGCGGTCGATGGCAACGCCGCGGGCGTTGATTCGCATGTCGGTTTCCCACTGCTTCTGTATTGCATCCGGGACAGGGAAGTTTGACAGTCTGCGCTCGACTTCCATTTCCGTCACGACGTCCTGCACGTTATAATCCTTGAAAGTCTTCCACCGGGCAGGATCGTGATGCGGCAGGTTTCGGTTCCGTCTGCCGTTTTTGGTTGTCGGTTTACAGGGATTGCAGAAAAAGCGGATTAGTGCTTTGCCCGAAGCGGCTTTTTGCTTGTCTTGTGGCAGCTTCAGCGCGGGCCCTATGGCGGCGAGGCCACCGGGGTATCCACAGTATAGGCCGTGCAGCATCGTGCATCTCCAACGCGTCAGCTGCTCGTCAGCATCATACGGCCAACCGATTCGCGTCATGTAAGTGCAAAGGCAATACCACTCAAACGCGGCGTTATACGCGTGTAGGGTGCAGTCCGGAGAGCACAGCCAGCCGAGGAAGGTATCGCGTTTTGTGTTACCGAATAATATCGGGTCGTTGATCAGATCGATACTGACGACCGGTCCGCCGTCGATTGAATATGAGATAAGAAGGACCTCGAAGTCCGGGCTCTGCGCGTACTTATAGAGCCCGGACTTTGTCAGATCGACAGATGAAAAGGTCTCAATATCACAACTTAAATGGTGCACGATTTATACCTCCCAAGCTTTATTCTTGAAACAGTTGTCGTAGACACGTTGTACTCTCGAGCAAGGGAGGTTCCAATTTCTCCGTTTAAAACTCGCTTTTGGATCTCTTTGATTTCTTTAAGGCTTAGCTTTCTCCATCGTTTATTTTGCCTATATACATCAAGAATGTTTTCAGTTCTTGGGCCATAACACAAATTGAAAATACAATTATTACGAGCATTGCCGTCTATGTGGCGAACCTCTTCTGCGTCAGGGCACGGCCCTAAAAAAGTTCTAGCAACCAGTTGATGAACCGGGCTCCCATTCGCGCCGTGACCTAAAACTACATATAAATGAGGATTGTACTTGTTTGAGGCTGGTCGTAGAATGCGGCCTTTTATATTTCGATTGAATAGCCGTCCGCAGCGGCTTTTTTGTGTTATCGTACGATCAAGGCTTTTGATTTTACCGAGGGTGCTTGCTTGATACGCACCCTCGTAACCAGGGATGTCTTTCCATATTTCGTGCATACCAATCACATCGGCAGGCCGGTTATGGGGTTAATTTTGACCGGTGCCGCCGTCGGCATGCCGTAGATCGGCGCGGGTTGTGCTGTGGGATATACAGGCTGCTGAGGATATGCCGGGTACTGCGGCTGGGCAGGGGCCGTCTGAGGAGGATACGCCGGGTACTGCGGCTGATAGCCGTACGGGGCCTGCGGTTCAGTCTGTTCCAAACTGGCGAAATCATCGGCAGCTTCGGAGCGCCCCGCGGCAAGCGGTTCGCCATCGCGGGTCTTTAGGACATTTCCAAGACCGCAACCTACTCCACGATTGCCGGAATTACTGTACGTGAAGAACCGGATCGTTACGCGGCCGTACATGCCCGAATAGATATCGTGGGGCGCAAGTTCACTCTTGACGTTGCTGAGATGCACGACCTGCGGCCGATCTTTGCTTGATGCCGTCATAACCCAATGCCCCCGGCATTCGGGCCCAAACGGCTCACCGCTCTGCCTGTTTCCATCCCCGTCCCAGATAGGGATCCGGGGCTGTGCGGGTCGCTGGCCGTTCCAGGTTTTATTTATGCCTTCGGCAATTGCAGCCTGGATGCTCTGGTCGATGTCGGCTTTAGTGGCGTGGTCAGTTTTGGGAATAAGCAGAGTCACGCTGTACCTGGGCTCCTTTGAAGGGTCGTTAGAATAAGGCTTATCAAGGTGGCAATAGCTGAACCGGCATTCACCGGTAAGGACTTTCTGCGCGTCGTTTTGATACATTTAAATTTTCCTCGATTCATTAAAATTTTAGTTTGCTATGTCTGCGAAGTCCGCCGCAGCCGAACTGTACGGTGGACGGTTATCTGTGACAGGTGCAAGAGTAGGTTTGCCGGGCGGCTTGATGATATAGCTGCTGAGCCTCTCTGTGAATTCCTTCTTGCCGAGAAGCTTCTCCATCGCTGTGATACCGAGCAGCTCCGGCGATGTCATAAGTATTGCTCTTTCATAACCGGCATTGACAAGGGTCTGCAGCACGGTGTCGGCATCGGTATATGTGCGGTTGCTACGGCCTTCGACGGCCTTCCATCCGGGGATCTCTTTGCCTTGAAGCAGAGCCGCCAGGGCGTATTCTTCGAGATCCTTCACCCACGTTTTCAGTTCCTCGGCTTGTTTCAGGATCTCCCCGACTTCGATATCAGATAGCAGCGGAGGCTTTTGATATTTTCCTGAAGTGACGTCCTTGAAGTCCTCATAAGCTGAATTAACGTCGCTTCGAGCTCTGCAGGTTTGACGAGCTCTACAGAACCGGCACCATTCGCCGGGAGCATATTCACCCTCGCCCTTGGACGCTGTGTCCGCTATGGGTTTGATGCTCTCGCCCCAGGCAGAAACGCTATCCACATCCGTTTCATACTCGCTCAAGCCGTTACTGAGCCGGGGTTGAAAGATTGCCATGTGGACACGCTTGATTGCGTCTCCGTATATCGGTCGATATGCCTTTAGCGCGCCTAGGGCGTATAACAGCATTTGTGGGTTTTGTTCACCGGATTTCTGAACACCTTTGCCGTACTTGAAGTCGATAATCCTGAGAGTGTCCCCGCCGATCATGATGCAGTCACCGGTTCCGAAACCTTCTGGCGCTACGTGACTGTAATCGAGACGGGTCTCAAGTGCGATGTAGGGTTTGGTTGTGTAAGTCATAGCGGCCTCGGCCAGGTAATCGACGTACAGGTCTGTGTATTCCTGCATCTCCTCCTGATAGAGCGGATCGGCCTTAAGCTTACTCATTGCTTTATCGAAAGCGGATTTTTTCATCACTGAAAATTTCTTCCGGGCTTTCAGCTCCGCCATTGCGTGGGCCAGCGTACCTTCTGCGGCGTATTCGCTGGTCGTGTCCGGGAATGCGGCTTCCAGCCGGGGCGCTGGTGTGCAGTGTAACCAGCGCTCGGCAGAGGAAGCAGACAGTAAAGCGTGCTCCCCCATCAGATATGCGCCCCCATCGCCCGAAGCTCCGTAGCAACCGCGCCGAACTGATCGGGCCGCAGCTCCGTGACAGCCTGAACGCCGTAGCGACCGAGCAACGCGATAAGCTCAGTCATTTTTCCGGCTTCGAGTAAGGAGTGCCCGGCTTTAGCTATCTGATCCTGGGTGTATGACGGCGGCGGGGTTACCGGGACCGAGGCGGCTGGGTATCCAACAGGGGCCGTTTGGCCAACAGGGGGCGCAGAAGTCTGGACAGGAACCGGTGTGACCGGAGCTGACGGGGCAGCCTGTGGCACGCCATTCGCAGGTATGGCCACAGGGGCAGGAGTAGGGCTTGCTACAGGAGTTTGCGGTACAGCGGCCGGTACGCCATCAGCTACCATAAGCGCGCACCCTTTAATCGTCGAAAACAGTTCTTCCGGGCATTCAGCGGTGATTGTCATTGTGATTCCCATTTTTCTTTTCCTCCATAAGTTTGTTATAAATTGTTTGTTCCGCGAAACCCTTAATCGGGGTAAGTTGGATCCCGTGTTTGATAAAATCGCTGCTCACGCAGGTCTGAAGATATTCCGGGCCCGCGCCTTGGCGGTAGAGTTTTAAGTATTCCTCCTTTAACTTTTTTATCTGAGTCGCATTCCTCGCTGCGAACTTTTCAAGATCTTCGCGATTTACATACCAGCGCCCGGTATCTTTGTAGGCCGGAAGGTGTTTCTCTTTGATTAGCTTTCTGACCTTGTACACCGATGTGCCGAGATGTATGGCGACGAGGTCAGGTGTCAAGATACTCACCGGAGCGCCTCCCTCAGCATCTCCGCGCAGCTACGGCACAACCTAATTCCGTCCGCCGTCAGCACGTCCTTACCAGATCCGC